AGGTCATTTAAGGTATGGCTTACTTTGCAGAGTTAAATTCTGAAAACATAGTACTAAGAGTTGAGATTGTTGCAGACGAACACGTTGTTCCAGGTAATGATGCTGTTGGTGAACAATGGTGTGAAGATAATTTTTCTCACTCTGAAGGTGGTGTTTCTTGGAAACAAACTTTCAAACATGGTACAGATAGAGCAAATCTAAGAGGAAGATATGCAGGAGCTGGTATGACATGGCATACTACTGATATTCCAGGATTTCCAGGAACAGCAAATAAGTTTATAGGTTCACTTAATCCAGATTACTATAGTTTATATTCTTTAGATGAAGAATATAATTGGGTTCCAAATTTACCTATACCCACAGTTGACGATCAAGGAAGACCATTACCTTACGATGAAACTAATTTACCTTCAGATATGTTATATTGGGGATATGCTCCAGAAAATAATAGATATCAAGGTGGAAGAACTATTGACGGAGTAGATGTAGATAAGTATTATGATTCAGAGACATCAACGTGGATAGTACAGGAAGGTCAATAAAATGAGAAATTTTTTAACAGCAGGATTTGAATTAGCAGGACAAAACAATTTAGATAATCAAGGCGGCGTTGTAGGCCCTGATAATGATCCTGTTATCAATGATTTAATTACAGTTTTTAATGCACCAGGAACTTTTACACCTACTTTAGCAGAAGCAGCTGTTTTAGTTGTAGCTGGAGGTGGTGGAGCAGCCAATAGAGGTGGTGGTGGAGGAGCAGGAGGTGCTAGATTAAGGGCAGCTCATCCTTTACCTGGATCACCTGTGCCTGTTACAGTTGGAGCAGGAGGAGCTGGAACTGGAGAACCAGGTGGCCCACAATCACCAGGAGGTAGTTCAACTTTTGGAGCAGCTAGTCCTTTATCAGTAAGTGGTGGTGGAAGAGGTGGATCAAGACCTTTCCCTCCTGGACAAAATACAAGTCCCACAGGACCTGGAGGATCAGGAGGATCAGGCGGCGGCGGTGGAAGAGGATTCCAAAGTTCACCTGCACCTTCCAATGGACCTGGAGCAGGAACTCCTGGACAAGGTAATGCTGGAGGCGGTGGTAAACCCGACCCTGGAGCAATAGGTGGCGGCGGTGGCGGCTATTCAACTGGTGGATCAGGAATTAATAACCCAGGAACGGGTGGAACTGGTGGTGATGGTTTAGATATTACTACATACTTTCCTGGTTATGGACAACAAGATCCTTCTGATAGTAATTACTATGTAGCAGGTGGTGGAACAGGCACACCTGGCGGTGGAACATCTACAGGTGGTGGTGGAAAAAGTAGAGGAGTCCCTGGAGTAAATGCAATAGATGGAACTGGCGGCGGAGCTGGATCTGAATATAGTAATCCAGGTGGTGATGGTGGAGATGGTGTAGTTTTAGTTAATGAACCACAAGCAGGACCTTCTAGGTCTTCTGGAATGTGGTCTCTTAAAGCTCAGTACACAGCAAAAATTGGTGGGAACTGGCCCGGATAACCCTAGATTTTTTTAAAAAAATCTGTATATAGAAGTAGAAAGTTATGAATTTGAAATATCAATATTGGTACTTTAACGGAGTTTTACCTGATAGATTTTGTGATCTTATTTTAAAAACAGGTTTAGGTCGAGAAAGACATAAAGGTTATATTGGAAATATGTCTGATAGAGCTGATAGACTTACTGTAGATGAACTAAATCAATTAAATAAAAAAAGACATTCAAGTATATCTTGGTTAAATTATCAATGGATATTTAGAATCATACATCCGTTTGTAGCAAAAGCAAATAAAAATGCTGGATGGAATTATGAATGGGATTGGACAGAACAAGCACAGTTTACAGAATATAAACCAGGTCAATTTTATGGTTGGCATCAAGACTGTAATGCAGAACCTTATAAAGACGATAAATCTATTAATTACAAAGGTAAGTTAAGAAAGTTATCCTGTAGTATTTTACTAAATCATCCAGAAGAATATGAAGGGGGTGAATTAGAATTTAATTTAAGAAACAATGTAGAAGATGACCAAGTCTTAGTTGCAGATCAAGCTCAAAAAAAAGGATCTATTATAGTTTTTCCATCTTTTTGTTGGCATCAAGTTAAACCTGTAACAAGAGGAGTGCGATATTCTTTAGTAACATGGCACTTAGGTAAACCATGGAGATAAATAATTTTATTCATCAACAATTTATAGATCTTAATTTATGTGATGAAATTAAAGAATATTATGAAAACAATCCTAATAAATTTAGAGGTACTTTTGGAGATAACAACAAACAAGATCCTAAATATAAAGAAAGTACAGAATGTACTTTTGATTTTAATGATGGTGATATATTTAAAAAATATATTTTAGAACTTAATAAAGTATGTGAAAATTATAAAAATAAATTTAAATTTTGCGATATTCAACAAACTAAATGGAGTTGGATTGGATCTAAAATTCAAAAATATGAACCTAGTGAGGGTTATCATATTTGGCATTGTGAAAATGAAGGATCTGAACTATCTCTAAATAGACATCTTGTTTTTATGACTTATTTAAACGATGTCACAGATGGTGGAGAAACAGGGTTTTTTTATCAAAACTTAAAGATAAAACCTAAAAAAGGATTAACATTAATATGGCCTGCAATATGGACTCACACTCATAAAGGTTTTTCTTCTCCTACAGAAGAAAAATATATTGTAACTGGTTGGTACGGTTGGATTTATGATTAAAGTAATAGATAATTTTTTAGATCAAAAAGATTATAATAATATTAGTAGTATTATTAAACATCATGATTTTCCTTGGAGAATCAGAGAAAAAAATACTCCTGATATTCCAGAAGAATCTCCTTATTTTACACATTGTTTTTTTAATGACATGGAACCAAAATCTTTTGCTTTTCCTGATATGGCTCCTTTTATAAAAAAATTAAACACAAAAGCTATAGTACAGTTAAGAGCAAACTTAACTTTAGTTAAAACATTTAAAAAATGTGGTTGGCATACAGATTACGATTTTGATTGTAAGACAGCTATTTTATATTTTTCAAACATAGGTGCTACAGAAGTAGGAGATCAATTAGTAGAGTCGAAAGAAAATAGAGTATTAATTTTTAACTCTCAAACAAAACACAGAGTAATAGGATCAGAAAAAGGTGTTGTAAGAATTGTTTTAAATATTAACTATTATGATTAAAATTGTAGACGACTTTTTAGATTTTTCACAAGACTATTATCAGTTATGTAAAAAACTTAAATATTATAACGGAGATGACTTTTTAAAAAAAACTGGAACAGTTAATAATTTTCCAGGTTATAGAACTAATTTTTTAAATATAGATTATCCTTTTTTATATTATGCAGTGCTAGCTAATATAAAAAATAAGTTTGAACTTGACTTAGATAAATATAAAAAAATTAATGGTCATGCTCAAATGCGTTTAAATGATAGTGAGGATTGGATTCACAGGGATTACGGAGATACAGTTTTAATATATTTATCACCTACAAATGAAAAATCAGGTACAGCTTTTTATGAAATTACTGGAGATGATGGAAAAGATTTTACATACAGACAGACAGCTATGGTAAATTTTATTCATAATAGAGGAGTATTTTTTACTGAAGGAACTCAACATATGGCAATCAATAGTCATGGGACAAATCCAGAAAATGCAAGATTGACTTTAACCTATTTTTTACATAATAAACTTTAAGGATATAGAATGAAAAAAAAGATATACTATTTAGCAGGATTACCTAGAGCAGGAAATACTTTATTAAGCTCTATTTTAAATCAAAATCCTAAAGTAAAAGTAAGTCCTAATAGTTTATTAGGCTCTATTACTTATTCTATTTTTTTATTAAAACAAAATTCTATATTTAAAAATTTTCCAGATCACAAAACATTAGATAATTTAATTAAAAAAATATTTGAACATTACTACGATAATACAAAAGCTGAAATAATATTTGAAAGAAGTTGTTGGGGAACTGTACCTAATTTAAAATTATTAAAAGATTACTTTGAACCTAATCCAAAATTTTTATTATTAAATAGACCTATCATAGAAATAGTTGCTTCTTTTATAAAAGTTCAAAAAAGAGGCACTGCAGAAGATGTCGTTAAAAATTTAATGAATGAAAATAATGGTAAACTAATTCAAGACATAAGATCAGCTAGAAATATTGTTAAAACTAAACAAAATTATCTGATGATTGAATATGATGATTTAGTAAATAAAACTAAAGAATCAATAGATAAGATTTATAAACATTTTAAATTACCTAAATTTGAACATGATTTTTCAAATTTAAAACAATATGATTTTAATAATGTAAAATACAATGATGATGTATTGAATTTTGATTTACATACAATAAGAACAGATAACATTAAAAAACAAGAATATAAAGTTTCTGACTATTTGAGTGAAGAGTTAATTACTAAACTTAAAGGATATAATATTTATGAATAATTTTCAGAGACATAAATTTGATGTTTTAAGAGGAATTTTAAAACCAGATTATTGTGAATTATTTTCTGAGTATTTCAAAAATAAAGAACAATCTTACGATACAATGTTAAAGCATACTTATATTTCAGAGTATCAAGATGAGTTTGGAACAAAAACTGATGAACAAGTTCCCGGAGCATATTCTTGTTATGGCGATATAATGATGGATATGTTGCTGGTTAATTTTAAACCTATAATGGAACAAGCGACCGGACTTTTACTCCGTGAAAATTATTCTTATGCTAGAATATATAAAAACGGTCATATTTTAAAAAGACATAAAGATAGATTATCTTGTGAAATATCTACAACATTAAATTTAGGAGGTGACCCTTGGCCTATTTATGTTGAACCAGATGCATCACTTGGAGGTCATAATAATAATGGCGTGTATGTTTCTTCAAATTCTAAAGGTATTCAAATAAATTTAAATCCAGGAGACATGTTAATATACAGAGGAATTGAATTAGAACATTGGAGAGAACCTTTTCAAGGAAATGAATGTGTGCAAGTTTTTTTACATTATAATGATATAAATAATCCATATGGAGTGCCTTATGATGGAAGACCTCATTTAGGTTTACCATCTTGGTTTAAAAAAAATGGAGCATAAAGATTATTTTTTATTTCCTACATTAGTAAGATCTATAAATAATTTTTTGAATAAAGATAAATGTAAAAGTATTTTTAATACTTTATTAAAAAAAGATTCTTCAACTCATAGTTTGTTAACTGGAGAATCTAAATCAAGTCATTTACTTGGAAACATACTTGATGTTATTGATTTAAAAAATTTAATTTATAGTGAAACAAATAAATTTGCTGACTCTTTTGGTTTAATTATAGATAATAAAATTTTAGATTCTTGGTTTAATATTCAAAATAAAGATTCAAGTCTAATTCCACATACACATCCAAATTCAATTATTTCAGGAGTTATATACATTAACGTAGATAAAAATAGCAGTCCTATATATTTCTATAATCCTAATCCTTTTATATCTTTTATGCATAAAAATAATTTAAAAGAAAGTTCATTTGATTGGTTTTATATTGAACCTAAAATTGGTATGATGATATTATTTCCAAGTTGGTTAAAACATGGATTTGAAAATAATCAAACAAAAGAAAGAACAGTTATTAGTTTTAATATAGTATGAATGATCAAATAACTACATTTTTTCCTCAAGCTTTTTTTAATTCTATAAATTTATTAGAAAAAGATTATTTAATAAAATTACAAAAACTGTCTTTAGATATTAAAAATAAATATGAGTGTGGAGGTAAAAATTGGTTACTAAAACCTTATAATACTTTGGATACTTATGACTTAACTAAAGATAAAAATTTTAAATTGCTTTTTGATAAAATTGAAGAAAAAGTTTTTTTGTTTGCTAAAGCTCACAAATCCGACCAATATTATAAAGTTAAAGAATCTTGGTTAAATGTATATAATCAAAATGATCAACAAGAATTTCATTACCATGCTGATTGTACATTTAGTGCAGTCTTTTTTTTAAAAACAAGTAAAGATTGTGCAAAGATTATTTTTGAAAATCCAACAGAACCAGATATGAAACCTATTTTAAACATAAAAGAATTTAATAGTTTAAATTATAAAACATGTTTTTTTGAACCAACAGAAAATAGTTTATTAATATTTAGGTCTTATATGAGACATATGGTGGAAAAACAACAAACTGACTTTAACAGGATCACAGTAGCGGCCAATTTTTAATATAAATTTGTATTAATAAAATTGAAAAATAGTATATAATATACTATAAATTTTAATAAGGTTTTATAATGCTTCAAAAACTACAATTTAAACCAGGTTTTAATAAACAAATAACACAATCAGGAGCTGAGTCTCAATGGACTGATGGTGATTTTGTTCGATTTCGATATGGACTACCTGAAAAAATAGGTGGTTGGGAACAGTTAACTATTGACAACAGCACTCTTCCCGGTGCAGCAAGAGCACAGCATGTGTGGACATCTTTAGCTGGTGAAAAGTATGCAGCAATTGGAACATCACAAGGTTTGTTTTTATACTATGGTGAAAAGTTTTATGACATTACACCTTTAGATACAGCAATCACTGGAGCTGATTTTGATGCTACAACCGGTTCTCCAACAGTTACTGTAAACAAAACTTCTCATGGATTAACTACTGGAAGATATGTAAAGTTTTCTACTGTTACAGTTCCAACAGGATCAGGATACGCTACATCTGATTTTGAAGATAATACATTTGAAATATCAAATGTGACTTCAAATGCTTTTGACATTACAATGCCATCTAATTCTGCAGCTACAACTTCAGGAACTGGTTCAGCACAAATAGATCCTTATGTAGTTGTTGGTCCAACATTTCAAACTGCCGGTTATGGATGGGGTACATACTTATGGGGAGACTCTACCTGGGGCACGGAGCGTACAACCAGTGACGTGATCCTGGATCCAGGCCTCTGGAGTCTTGACAACTTTGGTCAAATATTAATTGCAACTATTAGAGATGGTAGAACATTTACTTGGGATGCAGGAGCAGTATCGCCAAAATCAAATAGAGCAACAGTTATGTCAGGCGCACCAACTGCATCAAGATTAACTTTAGTATCGGATAGAGATAGACATCTATTTCATTTTGGAACTGAAACAACAATTGGAGATTCATCAACACAAGATCCGATGTTTATAAGATTCTCAAACCAAGAAGATTATAATACCTATCAACCAACAGCAACTAATACTGCAGGTACATTTAGACTGGATACAGGAAATAAAATTGTAGCTGCCATTCAAGGTAAAGATTATGTGTTTGTATTAACCGATAGTGCAGCATATGTAATTCAGTTTGTTGGTCCACCATTTACATTCAGTGTCAGACAAGTTGGAACTAACTGTGGATGTATTGGACTAAATGCAGTTAGCTATTCTAATGGTATGATATTTTGGATGTCGGGTGAAGGTGGATTTTTTGCATTTGATGGTACCGTAAAAACAATACCATGTTTAGTAGAAGACTTTGTATTTACAACAACAGGTGATAATTTAGGAATCAATTACAATGCTAATGAAATTATATATGGTGAACACAATACTTTATATAATGAAGTTACTTGGTTTTATCCAAAAGCTGGAAGTATACAAATTGATAGATGTGTTACTTATAACTACGGAGAAAACTGTTGGACAACTGGATCATTAGCAAGATCATCTTATGCAGATACAGGTGTATTTAGTGTGCCCTATGCAACTGAATATAATTCAACAGCTACACCTAATTTTAGTATTCAAGGTATTACAAATTTATATGGAGCATCAACTTACTATGCTCATGAAACCGGAAC